GCAGCACACCTCCGCAAACAGTCGGCCATCAAATCAAGAAAAGTGACCGTAGCATCATACATACTATTATCAGTACTAGCTAGTTCAATCCACAAATTTATCACTCCAAACAATTTCTCGAATCCTTCACGCGTCATAGGCATTCCAGACTTAGAATGTACTCTATCCCAATTTTTCACAAAATCATTATCCAAATGCTTTGTAAGCATCTTTCCAACAATCTGATCCACAAGGGACAAATTCCAAATAAGCCTTTCCATGTCCTCCTCAATCTTCGTCAGCTTCGTTGCCTCATTCTTGACGAATAACTTGATCGGGTCATTACCTCCCATCCGCACAATATCATCGGGAGAAAGTTTCCACCACTCGGTGGTCAAAAGATGATTCAAGCACACAAACCGGTGAACAACAAGCGCGAACAAGTCCTTGACATACCGAAGCATGCCAGAGTTCTCTCGGTACTTGTGCTGATACGGAAACCCAGGACCACTTTCTGGAGGGAGTATAGACTCCAACCCATTAATGCACTCTGTAAAGGCCGTAGCCAACGAATAAACGTCAAAGTGCAATTCACGGCTCCGATTGTGTTGTATGCGTTTCCGATCATGTTCTACCTGTTTCCTAACAATTCTTGCAGGAATAGTCAACGTTTTCGCCAAATTCAAACTCTGTTTCTTGATCTCATGAGCTCGAACCGAAAGAAACTCGACATGACCACCTCGCGGTGGCATAGCAAGCTCCTTAAGTTTAGGGTACATCGCGTAGTACATTTCCAATTCTTCTTTCGACCGCTTTATGGTTGTAGGCGGAACAAAGTTTCTACCCAACGGCCGTGACCAGCCAAGGATTTTCCACTTCGTAGCACCGCCACAAGCGATATCTTCGTAACTATACACATCGCCATCCGGAGCGACGGACCCATGAAGCCTCCGCTCCAGTCCGTCCCAACCATCCTCCGTTCGACGTGCATAGTAGACCCACTTATTTTCATGTGGCTGGTCTAAAGCCACATTCGCCCCATACTCACCCGACCCCTGATAAAAATGGCACCAGAGCTGTTCACCTTTCGTGGCATAATGTGTTAGCCACTCTAGTTTGCGAGCTCCAGTGTCGAAGTCATTTCGGATGTCTTCTTCTGAGTTGGTTCCGGTCTCATTGGTCCCCCCTGTGAAGAGGCGCCATGGGTCTGTTTCATGGAGTGTTGTTGACCCATCGTCTTTATCGACGCTTGATCCACTCCACCGGACGGCGATGGGCTTCTTTTCGGCTGGCCCGTTCCCTTTGAGTTTACCTTCTTTTCCTGTTCTTTCTTGTAGCTGTTGAACGCGCTTTGGGCTTTTCGTTCACGGTCACCTCGACAGGCCAAGTACTCAGTCCCGTTTTTCCCGACTCGAGTCCCTTGACACACACACACATTTGATTGTGTGCATGAGTCGCAGAGTTTGATCTCCTTCATCCATGGGCAATCCACACTAGGGTGGTCTTGTTCACAGACAAAGCAGGCACGTTTCTTTTTCTCAGCCTTTGGGGCTTCTTTTCCAGTTTCATTCAGAACATCTTGAATATGCTTCTGAGCTCCAGGAGGAAGTTGAGACTTAGAACTCGACGATTCCGGTTGATTCTTCACCGGCAGTGTTTTACCACCGCCTTTAGAGCCAACTTGCACAAAAGGCTGCTCCAACGGTACTTCCTCCTCCACATCTGATTCAACACCAGACACGGACGAGTTCTCCGATGAAACATCATCGTTCTCATTCTTCTTCTCAGGCTGCTGCTCGGTTGAAGTAGGTTTCTTGGTAGATTTCTCCACAGCTTGCGCCGCGGCCACTTTCTCTGCCAAGTCCTTTGCCTTCTTCTCCGCCTTCAGCTTTTTCGCTTCCACCTTTTGCTTGTCTTCATTTTGCTTCTGCAGAACAGCAGGAGTCGCCTTTCCCTTCTTGATGTTTTCATTTGCCGTTTCCAGCTTTTCCTCAACACCCCGGAGGTCCTGTTGAAGCTT